GACATAGTATCGAGGTTATAGGGAACAAGTGGTAGTCGCTTTTCAGAAACAATTCTGATTAGCTCTTTCCATAAGTCCCCCCCAGGTTTGGCAATAGCTGCTAAGCTATTGACAAGATGACACCACGTCGCCTTTCGGCGGTCCAGTTTACGGATGTAAACCGGCGTGATGTCAACTCCCTGGAACATGTTGACCCCGCACGACTCCCTAAAGGGACCCGTGAGGAAAGTCTTATCATGGTTAACCACGAAGCCGATGAAGCGGAGCAAGCGGATCAGAGGCTCGGCAAGCTCAGTCTCGATGACAATATCATCACCATAGACTGAGTAAGCTTTGCTTCCTACCGCGTGCGCCGCAGCAGCGAAAACAAGAGTTTCCAGGACAAACGTTGCGCCATTCCCCATGGAGGAGAATTTTGCATAATTTGTTTCTGGAAGTTGACCCCCGGATTTGCGCGAGCGAATCCTATCTAGAAATCGAAACCAGTCACTTGGCATAAGCCAAGCAATGGTGTTGAGAGCTAGGGTGTCAGAGGCCATGGAGAGATCAATAGTGGAGAAATTCCCACTAATGCTCCCTTCACGTGCCATCTCTTGATTTCGGAACTGGGAACGAAGGTTGATGAGGGCTCCTGAAGGAGTCCAAGTCATTCTTCGCAACCTATCTTTAACGTAACGATCGACTGCGAGTTGAAGGAATACATTCCCTTCTGGCTCGCACGCAATCGTACGATAGGTTTTCCAGTTCTTAGGTACAAACTCCACACGATTAGTCTCGGATTCCTGTACATCCAATTGCCCGTATCCGTAATATCTGGATAAAGCATTGAGGTACAAGGAAGCCCCGGAGGACGCGACCGGTCTCATAGAAATCCTGAGATGCGGAAGCGACCTGCGTCGACTTTTCGTTGAAGTGGCGCCTGCGGTTACTCTGACCAATTTGGGTAAATTGTCCAAAAAGGTCCGATGGTTTCCCATGATGCGCTGAACGTACTTTTCCATATTCGACATCTGCTTTTCAAGATCGGGATCAATTCGATCGCGCTTGAAGTAGTAGTAGTCTAGACGCTTATTTGTTATCCTGCATATGCGCTCACCCCTCTGATAAGAGGAAAGAGCGTTGGCAAGACACACTTCAGGGTCGGAAAAAGACACATTCTTTTTAAAGAATGCTTCAGTTTGCATCAAGGTTCTCCATCCTTCCAGCCCGATCTTTGCAGGGTTCGAAAGAGTAGAACAGGTAGCCAGCTGAGATAAACTTCGGTTACGGAGGAATCCGTGAACCTTATTGTAAATCTCAGTTGGTAAGGTGCCTTTTCGATCAACAATATAGTGCCGACATAAGTCGTAAGCTATATTTGGAGTTTTCATTGCGAATATCTCCTACATACTTTGACATGTGAACTCTCAGCATGAGAGAACACAGTTCCTAGGATGCCCTCACGGGCAAAAGAGGACTAGACCAGAAATCACACGAACGGGGGAGTGTTTTCCCGTTCTAACGAAATCTGGCCTAGCCCAAACTTTCGGATCATTGAAGAATAGAATTCTTCAGATGAGCCATTCTTGGGTCGCTGTTGTGTTGGTGTATTCATCACCCGCTATTACATCGCGGATGATGGCCAACGCAGCAGTGACGTCTGCAGCAATCCCATTAATGGGACGCCGCAGTGTCAAAGTAAAGTTGATCTTGCTAGCCAGTAAATTGCCTAAGGCATCCTCAGTCGCAGAGATCACCGATACGGTGTCCTCCGCAATTGCGGTATTACTGGAAGGCACACGCCGCTTCTGGAGCACCAAACGAGGTTCACTCGTTGTGTGACCAGTGTACGTGTATTGACGTGAGTTTCCATTATCGGCAAACTCAGTGAGCGCTGTCGTCATGGCAGCCATATTACTATCTCCTTTGTAGCGCGACGAACATGAGAGAGATCAGATCTATGATCTTAAACTCATTCAAGTTAATCGCTAAGGACGGAGTGGTAGGCACTGATATAGGAACCCTCTTCGTGTAAGTAGCAGTCTGCGTAGAGCTATGAGCCATCTGGTGGTTATAACTACCAGTTGACGCAGGATCCGTGTAGCTATACTCAATATCTCGAGTAATGATACTTTGGAACCCGCTCGCCGCAGAATACTTACTTGCCAGTTCGAGGAACGATAAAGCATCAAGCCAAGAACCAACGTTGACGACCCAATCGATGACAAAAGAAAATGTGGTAAGTTCCCACAAAGTCTTAGGTATATCGAAAATGATCTTCGGCGGTTGGATATCGGCGATCACATTACCACGGGTACTCGTTACAACTTCGTCAGTGACGTTGAAGTAATGATTCCCAGAATACGGAGACACTCTTTCGAGTGTCCAAGTATTCGTAGTAGTAGTGGTCACACCGACTCTTTGCTTGAACCGTGTTCGCTTAACATCTAGATGCTGAAGGAGATTGCTAATATCACGAATATCGTAATATAGTATTCTCCAACCGTAGCGGCCTTCGAGCCAGATTTTATGAATCTGTCCGGTGGCAGCCAATTTGATTATCCGTTGGATTACTCCACGGAACATTCGAATTGCCTTATGAAGTTCAGCGAAGAAAGTCAGCCCATCCCAACCTTTTGAATATATCGCACCAGCAGCAATCCCGACAAGGTTTTTACCCTTTTCGTTAATGCTGCTCTCCCCGATTAGAGCAGGTATGCTCCCGGGGCTAAGCGTATTCCAATCGGCAAGGTGGGGCCAGTTCCCAGTAGACCACGACCTATCTCCATTGGAGAGGAAGTAGTCAAAGGAACCGGACGCGCTTCCCTCAAACACCATCTGTTCCCAGAAGGTGTAAGGAAGGAGTTCACCGTCTTTCTTTCTCTTGAAGAAGTGAGGAGTATTATTACCCCGCGACTGTTGGTAATCACAACCGGTAATACGGTCGTAAGAGCCTTGGTTAGCGGGACTGCCAGCTGGAGTTTTATACCAGCTTGTGGCAGGAGTAGTAATCTTCAATTCTCCTTCAGTTTTGTACACATCGTTCTTCCTATAAAATCTCGAATATCTCCGTGAAATACCCGAGGTACCGAGGCCGAAATGGACCTGACTCTCGAAAGAGAGACAAGCTTTCCCCCGCAAATGCGGG